ACAATTTTGGCTATTTACCTATATGATTAGGTTCACGAAAGGACAGACACAAAATATTATACTTACTTTAACTGAAAAGCAGTTATTGACAAACCCAAATTACCTTTTTGTCTTCACAAATAGAAGCGCAAATACAGAAGTAAAGTTTGTTAAATTAAATGCAACCGATTTAAGTTTGTACAAAGATAGGTACAATGAATTTTCAATTGTAACCAACACAAATTTTGGTTCTTCTTTAAATGGACAATATGTATATCAGATTTACGAACAAGCAAGTACGTCAAATACCAATCCAACCGGTTTAAATTTATTGGAAACGGGAATAATGGAATTGGTCGGAACGCCGTTTGAATTTACTGAATATTCAACAACAGACACATACACAATTAGACAATAATGGATTTACGCGTATTATCATTTGCAGAAGCACGTCAGCCTGAATTTAAGGAAAAAAAGGGTGAAGGATATGTTCAGTATGGCGACCGCAACGATTACCCAATTTATTTGGTTGAACTTTTTAATAAGTCAGCCAAACACAATGCCATTGTAAAAAGCAAGGTGCATTATATAACCGGCAACGGTTGGAAGGGCAACGACCAAGCTGAAACATTTATTCAGAAGGTTAACAGAATGGAATCTTTGGACGATTTAACCCGTAAGGTTTCATTGGACACAGAATTGTTTGGTGGCTATTATTTGGAAATTATTTGGTCAGAAATGAAGCAATTGGCTGAAATATGGCATTTAGATTATACAAAAGTTCGTACTAATAAAGACAATACGCAGTTTTGGTACAAAGAAGATTGGACAGACAGAAACGAAAAGTCATTAATTTATACTGCATTCAATCCAAACAACCCAATAGGTAAGCAAATTCTTTATGTTAAGGAATACCGCCCAAATATGGGTATTTACAGTTTACCGGGTTACTTTGGCGCTTTAAATTACATTGAATCTGACATTGAAATTTCCAAACACGTTTTAGGAAACGCACAAACAGGATTCAGCGCAAGTAAATTAATTACTTTGCCAAATGGCGAACCTTCAGACGAAGAAAAGCGCAATATTGAAAAGCGTTTTACAAATAGGTTTAGCGGTTCAGACGGTAAGAAGTTTATTTTGGCTTTCGTTAATGATAGCGCAAGAAAACCAATTGTTGACGATTTAGGCGCGTCAGATATTACCAAAGAAGACTTTGGACGTGTTGACACATTAATACAAACAAATATATTTAGCGGTCACCAAATTACAACGCCTTCAATATTCGGTATTGCTGAAGCGGGTAAATTGGGCGCACGTTCTGAAATGCGCGACGGTTACGAAATATTTAAAAATACTTACGTTAATAGTAAACAAATGCACCTTGAAGGGGTGTTTAATATGCTTGCGAAATATCGTGGTGTTGTTGACCCTGAATTAAGCATTATTCCAACCGAACCAATTGGCTTTGAATTTACTGAAAACTTATTGAAGGAAATTGCACCGAAGGAATGGCTATTGGAAAAAGCAGGTATTGATATTACCAAATATCAGACCGTTGCACCTGTGGCACAACAAGCGCAATTTGCAGACGATTTCAGCGCCTTTTATGACTTTGGCGAAACAAAGGACGGCTTCAATGTTTGGAAGCAAAAAACACGCTTTAACGACGATTCTGAATACCAAATGTTTGCAGACGTAAGCCAATTACAGGCAAACGTACTTGATTTGATTGCAAAAGACAAAAGAGTAACGCCGGACGTATTGGCAACAACACTTGACCAAAACGTTGACACAATTGCTTTGGTTATTGCTGATTTAATTGACAAAGGATATATTGAATCAAACGAATATACAATTGGCGAAGGAATTGACGAAAATATAATTATTGAACATACTTTAACTGCGTCAATTGGCAGTATTTTAAAGAAGGTTCAGCCACAAACAAAAGAATTGTTAATTCGTTATTCTTACGAATGGAAAACAGGTTTTTCAAATAAGGATAAAAAAACAAGCCGCCCGTTTTGTGTTGCTTTATTAGATGCAAATAAAATGTATTCACGTTCAGAAATTGAATCAATAAGCGCACGTTTAGGATATTCAGTTTGGGATAGGAAGGGCGGTTGGTACACAGTACCGGGAACGAACGAACACGAAGCAAGTTGTCGCCACCAATGGGTTTCAAACATAGTAACAAGAAAATAGAATGAGCAAAAACACATTATTTATATCAGTACAGACAATTAAGGACAGAACCGGGTTACACGCTAACGTGGACGAAAAATTGGTTTTGCCTGAAATTAAGACCGCGCAGGATATGTATATTTTACCCGCTTTGGGTTCAGCATTGTACAATGAATTGCAAGCTGCGGTTGTTGCGAATACATTTACACAATTACAAACTACATTATTGGACGATTACCTTGTTGACTGTTTGATATATTTTGTTATGTCAGAACTTCCGCAAGGTTTATCATATCAGTTTTACAATAAGGGTTTAATAAGAAAAACAGGTGAAAATCAAGAATCACCGTCAATGCAGGATATGATTGACGTTGCAAATAGATACCGCGCACGCGCTGAATTCTATAAACAAAGACTTATAAAATACCTAAAACAAAACAATGCTTTGTACCCAAATTATTTAAACTTTGGTTCAGGTATTGATTCAATTAAACCTGACAACGAAGGATATTCTGTTTCAATGTGGTTGGGGGATAATGGTTGTTGCGGTGACGGGGATAGCAGAAAAAGCTTTGAAGAACGTTATCAGGGAAACATTGGTTGTTGTTAATATATGAGTAAACAAGTAACTATTAAAAACCAAAATAAGCTTAAAGTTTATTTGGAAAAAGCAAAAAAGAATGACATTAAACCAAATAGTCAAAGAACTGACAACGATAGGAAACCAACACGAACAAATTGATTTTGTTTATTTTGGGGACGTTTGGGAACGTCTAAGCAATGGCGAAGTAACCTATCCTGCAATGTTTTTTACGTTGACAGGTGCAAGTTATGGCGCAAAAGAAATTGGTTTTTCATTTAGTCTTTATTTTATGGACAGAATGTTAAACGAAGAAACAAACGAAACGGAAGTTTTATCAGATATGACACAGGTTGCCGGTGACATAGTTGCACAATTGCGTTACCCTGAAGATTACCAAATTGTGACGTGGACATTGAACCAAAATTTACCAATTACTTTTTACACAGAAAGCGACCCTGATTATTTAGCAGGTGTAAAATTAGACGTGACGTTAACAGTACCATTTATTAACAACAGGTGTCAAGTACCTTCAAATTATACTTTTTAATGGAATCAAAAAAAATTAATCAATTAGCGACAGAACTTTCGCCTGATTTATCAGATTTAACAATTATAGGCGACCCAACAACAGGTATAAGTAAAAAAATTACGCTTTCGCAAATGGCGTCTTTGTTTACAGGTACAGTTGAAGAATACGCAAACTTAGCGGCATTCCCTTTAGTTGGTGTTGCTGATACTATTTACATTGCCTTAGATACAAACATTTTGTATCGTTGGAATACAGGGACAAGCGCATACGTTGAATTGTCACCAAACATTGTATCTTCTTTGGTGTTTAACGACGCAAATGGATTTGACGGAACTATTAGTTTAGTTGGTTCAGTTGCAACTTTAACAATTACAACTGCATTAACAACAGGTTCAGTTGGTTTTATTGGTGCTTCAGGCGCTTTATTACAAGACAACGCAAACTTCTTTTGGGACGATACTAATAACAGATTAGGTTTAGGCACAAATGCGCCAACAACTGCATTGGACGTTTTCGGTTCAGGAATTATTGGACGTTTAAACGGAACTTCAACAAATAATGCTTATTTAGGTTTTGCAAATGCGGGTACAAACAAATGGTCAGTTGGCAATGTTCAGTCAGACCATAGATTTAGAATATTTAGTGAAGCGAATAGTGCTGAATTAGTTTCAGTTTTACAAACAGGCGAATTTGGTATTGGTATTGCAAACCCAACAACAAAGTTTCATATTGACGGCGCTGCTTCAGCTTTAATTGCTAATTTAGACGCAAACGTTTCTGTTGCAAAAAGTGTTTCATTCCGTTCAGATAATAGTGCAAGAATAAATTTAGAAGTAAGTGGCACAGAATCAGGTTCAAATATAGGTGCAGATTTCTTTTTAAGAACTTTTACAGACGCAGGTTCATTATTAGAAACACCTTTTTCAATAGTTCGTTCAACAGGTGTAACAACAATAAAAAGTTTAACGCTTACAAATGTTTTATCTGTTGCAAATGGTGGTACAGGTGCAACTTCTTTTACTTCAGGTTCAATATTATTTAGCAATGGTACATTAATTGCGCAAGACAATTCAAACTTATTTTTTGATGACACTAATAATAGATTGGGAATTGGTACAAGTTCGCCCGGTCTAAATCTATCAGCACAAGGATTATATGGATTGCCTAACACATCAGGAACACAAACTGTCGGAATATTCAGGGTTCAAGATTCTGCAAGTAATATCGCCCTTGATATGGGTGTCGTTCAAAATGCCGCTACTTGGATACAATCAGGCAACAAAGCAAACTCTGCAGTTCTTCCGCTTATTTTAAATCCAAGTGGAGGTAATGTAGGAATTGGTACTGCATCACCATTTGCAAAACTTTCAATTGCTTCGCCGGCAGGTATAACAAGTTTTCCAACTTATTCAACAGTTGACCAAGCATCAACTAATTGGTGGTATTGGGCTTCAGCAGCGGAAGGATATACACGTTATATGGATATTGCTGCAAAAGGGTCACCTGACGGAACTTATGGCGGTAGTATTATTAGATTTTTAACAAATGGTATAACAAATGCTTCTAATCCTATTGAAAGAGCAAGAATAACAGAAACAGGTTATTCTAAATATAGTAATAATGGTACTTATTCTGCAACAATACCAAATTCACATCAATTTTCTCAATCTTTATCTAATAGTCCGGTAATATTATCACACGCACAAAGCAATGATTTCGTAAGTGAAACATTTTATGCAAATATTGTTCGTGCAGCAAATTCAGCTTATGGATTTTTAGCAGCTGCTTCAGGTAATTTTGGGGATTTAGAGTTCAAATTATATGGTGACGGAAACGGAAAGTGTGACGGAAGTTGGACAGGTGGCGGCGCTGACTATGCTGAATATTTTGAATGGTTTGACGGAAATGCAAATAATGAAGATAGAAGGGGTTATTCTGTTTCTTTAATAGAAAATAAAATAAAAATTGCAGAAAAAGGCGAAAATATAATTGGTGTAATTTCAGGCAATCCTTCAATAGTTGGTGACGCAGCTTGGAATAAATGGAGTGGTAAATATTTAAGAGATGATTTTGGTTCTTATATTTTAGATGAAAATGGAGATAGAACTTTAAGTTCAAATTATAATGAAGATATTGAGTATATCCCAAGAGATAAAAGACCT